GTAAGTTGCAGGGCGTTCACATTCCTCGCATGGTGATTGCGGTTGACGAAGCAGCCCAAACTAACCCAGCAGTGTTTAGTGCTAGGGCAAACTTGCAAGTAGGTACTGACTTCTATCACTTCGTCGCCATCGCCAATGCTTCCTCTCAGTTTGATTCTCATGGATTGTTCTGCGAACCCAAGATGGGATGGGGATCTCTCAACGATGATGATGAGTATTGGGAGACTAAGACAGGCGTGTGCGTGAGGTATGATGGGCTGAAGTCTCCGAACGTGAAGGCTGGTCGCCTTATCTATCCCTACCTATTTGCCCAGGAGAACATTGACACAATCAAGAAGAACTTTGGAGAGGGAAGCCTAGAATGGAACAGCTACGTGAGAGGAATGTGGAGCAAGTCTGGGACTCGCAATACCATCCTAGACCAAGCCATGATCAATGAAGGAAAGGCTAGGGAGGGCGTGGTATGGTCAGGGGGAGGTATCAAGCTGATTGCCGCTCTTGACCCTGCATTCACTTCCGATGGCGATGATTGTATCCTTCGCTTTGCCAAGGTGGGACAAGCTGTGGATGGGGAGCTTATGATTGAATGCACAGACATAGTAAGGCTATCGCTTACTGACTCAGAAACCTATCCGTTGTTCTACCAAGTTGCAGACCAGACTATCGCAGAGCTTACTAGAAGGGGGATTCAAGCAGAGGACTTCGCTATTGATGCCACAGGTGCTGGTGCAGGAATAGCCGACATCATCTCGCAGAGATGGAGGAACGGGTTTATTCGGGTATCATTCGGTGGAGGAGCCACAGACGCTCCCATTAGCATTGAGGATGACCGCCCTGCAAAGCAAGTGTACGCTAATCGGGTGAGCCAACTATGGGGTCAGATCCGCACGATCATCATGGCTGGAAGAATGAGAGGACTAGACGATCAAACAAGCCGAGAGCTATGCGCTAGGATCTATTCTTTGAAAAATGAAAAAATGCTTTTGGAGTCAAAAAAGGAGTTGAAGAAGCGCACTAAAGGATCATCACCCGACCGAGCAGACGCATTGGCACTACTTGTAGAAGTGATGGTGGCTAACTATGGTTTGTCAAGCTCTGTTGGCGAGTGGGGGGAGAATGATGAAGATTGGGAGAAATTTGTGTTGGACAATTCATTGGAGTCTGATTACCAAGACTGAATGGAAAAAGTAAAACTGGAACGACATAAAGAACATCAGAAGTATCTGCTATCCGATGGTACGCAAGTGCCAGGTGGTAGCACTATCAGCAAGCTAGGTGACTCTGTGGAGGGGCTTATCTACTGGGCATGGGATCTAGGAAGACAAGGTAAAGACTACCGCAAGGTGAGCAAGGAGGCTTGTGACGTAGGTACGCTTGCCCACTTTATGATTGAGGCATATCTTAACTCATTCGTATGCGACCTATCCGATTACGAGCAGGAACTTATCGACAAAGCATTGGTAAGCTATGCCAAGTTCACCGACTGGTGGGAGACTCAAGACCTACAAGTAGTGGCTACCGAGATCCAGCTTGTGCATAACGCCGCAAGTTATGGAGGCACGATTGACCTAGTGGCTAAAAACTCCAAGGGAGATCACGTGCTTTTGGATTTCAAGACCAGTAAGAAGATCTCGGAGAGCTATTGGAGGCAAGTGGCTGGCTACGCATCTCTATGGGATGAGAACCATGATCACAAGGCCGACCTCCGCATCAAAGACCATGCCATCGTCAGGATTGGCAAGGAAGAGGAGGGAGACTTTGAAGTGGTATGGAAGAGCGATTTGCTGAAGGAATGGATCGTATTCCAGAAGCAAGTAGAACTTTATTGGGCAATGCAGAACGCAAAGCCTGAGAAGAAATCAAGGAAGAAGAAGTGAGTCTCCCATCATCTTTGGAGGCAGAGAAGGCATTTTTATCAAGTGCCTTACAGAACCCCTCTATACTCGATATACACGCAGATCATCTCAAAGATGGGCTGTTTAGCACAAGATCCACAAAAGCGATTTTTAAGGCTATTGTAGCTCTTTGGAAGGCCGGTGATAGCTGTGACCTAATCACTGCATCCGAGTGGTTGGATAAAAACAACCTCATGGATGAAGCGGGTGGCGCAGCAGAGGTGGCGACCATATACTCATTCGCACCCACCTCCCTGAACCATGAAGAGTATTTTGGAATCATTCGCCACTATCATACCGCACGTTTGGCTATTGCCGGTGCAGAGAGGATCATTGATTCAGCTAAGAACCCAGTGGTGAACGGAGAGCTATCCGAGACTATCCAGAAGGCTCTAGTGGCTATCGCTGCTGAAGCTGAGTCTGGCACTCGTATTGAGTCTATAGGAGAGGCGGCTATGCGCCGAGTAGATGAGTACGAGGAGATGGTACGCAACAAGGGAAAACTCATGGGACTCACTTATGGCATTAAGCCAGTTGATGATCACACGGGAGGCATGAGGCCAGGGCAACTCATCGTGATTGGAGCACCTACCAAGGGAGGAAAGACCGCTCTTGCCCTCAACATAGCCCAACGCACCGCCGATGATGGTAATGGAGTAGGAGTGTTTTCGCTTGAGATGAGTTCAGGGGAATTGATTGACCGCATGGTGAGTTCCCTTACTGGCACTGACATCTCCATCCTATCCAAGAATCCCACAAAAGGAGATATGGACAAAATCCAGTTTGGTATCACGCAAGTCTCAAAGCTACCTATCTGGATCAGGGATGAGTCATCAATCAACCCTATGCAGATCATGGCGGCAGCTAGGCGTATGGTGGCTACCCATAACGTGAAGGTGATCATCTTTGACTACATCCAGCTTGCGACTCCGCAAAACAGCAAGGACAGCAGAGAGCGTCAGGTGGCAGACGTATCAAGATGCTTAAAGCTGGTGGCGAAGGAGCTAGGAATCACAGTCATTGCACTCACTCAACTCAACAACGATGGGGCATCCAGAGAGAGCCGAGCCATCGAACATGATTGCGATTTGTTCTTTGTGATTCGCTTTGACGAAGAGCATGGATATTTTCTTGACATTCGTTTGGCAAGAAATTGTAGTAGAACCTCATTCCCGATGGACTTCAGGCCGGAGTATCTCCGCTTTGATCCGAGGGATAACAACAACGACAATGGATAAAAAGTACGACAACACAAACAGCGGAGCGGCCTTCCTCAAGGATAACGCCAATCCAAAGGCTCCAAAGTGGAGCGGCCCTCTCAACGTGGAGGGCAAAGAATACGAGATCGCAGTCTGGGAAAAGACTTCCAAGGCTGGCAACACTTTCCTTTCTTTCAAGATCGGAGAAGCAAAACCAAAGAACAATAAACCAAAGGCTCCGTACAAGGGGCATGATAACTCGGAAGAAATCCCTTTTTAATCATGGAAAAGAAGTTCTCCAAGAAAGTCACCAACCCCAAGACGGGGCGTGAGAAGACAGTGAGATATGGGCAGAAGGGAGCTACCATCAAGCCAGGTACTAGCAAAGGCGACAGCTATTGCGCTCGTAGTGCAGGGCAAATGAAGAAGCATCCAGCCGCCGCAAAGAATCCCAACTCTCCCCTTCGCCTATCAAGGGCTAAGTGGAAGTGCTCAGGAACCAAATCACGCAAGAAATAATTTTAGTGGAGTAGGAGTCGGAGGAGATCTCCGAACCTGGTGGGTTTGTTCAGTTCCCTTCCATTGTCGATCACCACTTCTTTTCAAAATGAAAATCACATACGAATGCAAGAACGAAGAATGTCAACATCACTTTGACATTAAATTCACTCACTCCACACCTAACCGATACATGAGCGGAAGGATGGAAGATGCAGAGCAAGGAGATAGGGCTGAATCCGATCCATACGAATGCCCAGAATGCGGCACAGAGGTGGATACAGAAGAGCTAGACGAGATCGAAGACGATGATTACCCAGAGTGCGAGATATGATCTACCTAGAAAATGATGATATGAGTAATGAAAACCCAACACCAAGAACTGACGAGGCCGTAGATGCAGGGGGAGATGTCTCCTATAATTTTGCGGCTCAACTAGAAAGAGAGCTTAACGAAGCTAGGCACAATCTTATTATTAAAAAAATGGAATGCGAAAAACTAATCGGAGAATTGGCTATTGAAAAAAACAGAACATCTCAAGCACACAAAGAGCTTACCGAGTGGCGGGAGATTCTTAAAGACTTTCATGCAGTTTGCACGAATAAAAGCTCTGTTATATTTTTATGATCTACATAGTCGCAATCGCTGGCCTTTCCTGCATGGTGTTATCTATCGGATTAGCCCTATACTTCACCGCCGAGCACGTTAGAAAGGCCACAGAGAAGGCAATCGCCCTCTACTATCGGGATCATCAAACAGAATGCGTGATGATGCTCAACAGAATCAGCTTGATTGAAACCAAGAAAGAGATAGAACTACAGAAACAACGCAATGAAATCACCAGTAATGGATGAAGATGACAACATCACGAACCTGCAAAG